ATAATCTACTACATCTCCTAAGATATTCATTCTAAGTTCTAGTAGATCAAGTTCATTAAAAAAAGTGAATGTATCAAAAATTTTCATAAAGCATATTCAAGAATAAAGTTCCTTTGGTCTTCTGTGTTTGTCCACTCACCAACTTGAAGATAGTTATTCAACTCCAATTGATGAGTAGTAATATCTGTCCCCATAAACATATTACAGTTTAGATGTTTTGTCAAAATCAAATCTGTACAATAAAAATTTTCAATTTTATCACTACATAATGCAGCAGCAACACAGAATGTCCCTACACCAGAATTTGCTAAATTTTTTGCAGACATTAATGTTGCAAAATCTTCAGCAACAGAAGATGATTGAACTGTTACCTTTGTGTTTTGTCTAAGAATTTCAACAATGGGATTATTTTTATCAGGTTCTGTAACAACAATCGCTCTTTCAAAATTGGAAAGTAATTTGTTGTAAAAATAAAGAGGATTAGGAGTATACTGATGTCCGTTAAAATGAATTTGATCAAAAATATCTCCACTCCTAATATGAATAACAACAGTATCGTCAGGTATAATTTTTCTGGATGGTAGTGTGAGATGCGGTGCAATGTATTCTTTACATATTCTACGCATATTATTATAGATATAATCCAAGGGAAGATCGACTTCTTTGTATGGGCCTTCCCAGTAAAAGAACTTTGATGATAGTTCTTGATTACTATTTCCAAAAAAAGTTTGATGTTTGGAAATAACTTCATGCTCAATACTTTCAAACTGGGTCATCAATAACTCGGCAACCATACATCCAACAGCACACTGTTGGATATTATTACCAAGTCTTCCATACCAATGTGAAATTTTTACTGACATACAAATAAAGTTCTAGCTTCTACCCCAACAGATTCAAAATTTTTCCATACTTTTTCAGAAACAACTTGAGGATCTACATACCAATCTTCATAAGGATTTCCACCATTACAAACATCTGCAGCAACAAGTTGATACCCAAGTCCTTGAAGAAGTTCTCGTGAAAGTTCTCTAGATTCTGGACCATCTTTATATACATCATTTTCATAAGTGATTACTGAGAATCTATAAGTGTCATGTGGAAGTTTTTTGAGTGCTGCAAGTGTAGTCATTGCAGGTTCACAATCAATTGATGCATAATCAATTTGAGTTGTTTTCCACTTTAAAGATTTCATTTTCTTTTGATAATCAAACTTTGTTGCATCTGCACACTCACACTTATTTGTCCTAATTGAGTTAAAAAGTTGAACTAGTTCATTATCAATCTCAACGGAAGTTCCCGTCCAATTGAACTTATCTTCCAAAAGAAATGTGTTATTGATACATACTGGTACATTAGCACCAATTTCAAGATACTTACCACCAGTCTTACCATTCAGCATAGTAAGGGCAAAAAGATCTTGATACGCTTGAGAAAAATTGTTTGTAATTTTATCAGATCCTTTAAACGGATATTTTAGAGTATCTGTTTCGGAGTTATACTGGGTGTTCATTAATTTAATTTTGTAATTTTACGTTTGGTTCTCGGTTAATGTGTAATCTAAATTTACTATTACTAAAAAGTGTTACTCTTGATATTCCAGGTCTTGAATCTATGTATGTGTGTCAGAGATTATTTCAGCAACTTTATTTTTCTTAAGAACTGAAATATAGTATCCATTATGCCAATCACTATTTTGTCTCACATTATCTTCAGATGGATGTGTATTATTATCTGTAGTCCTAATATCTAAAGAATATATAATTTTGAGATTGAGTGTTTTAATGGCATTCAATGTTCCGGTTCTAACTTGTTCCCAATTCCAATCATCACATATAAAAATAAATTCATCATCTAATGCATTTTGCGTAATACATAATCCATCATATTGATCCTGCTCTTCATGTGGACCATCAAACAAATAGACATTATATTTACCAATATTGGAATATTCAACTTTTCTAAAGTCATTTTCTTCCAATTCAATCCCAATCATATCTTCACTTCCAGAAATACATTTTTTAATATTTCCAATACATTCATTTCGTGGTCCACCAAATTCTGACCAATTATCAATACAATATGCATCAACAGAATTTTCAAAAATTGCCGAGCAACATGTAGACCCAGACCAACATCCAATCTCAAGATACCTGGAATTATCAATATTTTCAATTAAATTATTAATAAAATGTCTATAGGTTCTTCCAGACATGCCATCCATAGACAAAATCCATTCCGGAAGTTTACTTTCTTGTTTTTTTGCTTTTTCTAATGCATCTTCAATTATAGAAATATATTTACTATCTCTAATACTTTCCGTTAAAAAGAAAGTTTCATATCCATTTGAATCTTTAGCAGTAATAGAATTTTTTATCCTTTGTTTGGTCATACCAATACTCCTTCAATTTTTAATTTGTTGTTCAATCCAATTATAAGTCTTAAGAATTCCTTCCTCAAGAGTCATAGAATAATCCCATCCAAGTTCTCTACGAACCACATCATTATTAGAGTTACGTCCACGTACTCCAAGAGGTCCATCAATATGACTTTTTTGTACGTTTTTATTAGCAACTTTAGCAGCAATATCAACTAACTGATTGATAGTGACCATTTCTTCTGAACCAATATTTACTGGTCCAATAAAATCGGAATCCATCATACGACGAGTTGCTTCAATACATTCATCAATATAAAGGAATGAACGAGTCTGCTTACCATCACCCCAGACTTCAATAGTGCCACCTTCCTGTGGAAGATATGCTACTTTACGACAGATTGCTGCTGGTGCTTTTTCGCGTCCACCTTCCCATGTTCCTTCGGGACCAAAGATATTATGATACCTAGATACACGCACAGGTATACCATGATTCCTATGATAGGCAAAATAGAGTCTTTCTGAAAAAAGTTTTTCCCAACCATATTCAGAGTCTGGTGAGGCAGGATAAGCAGATTCTTCACGGCAGTCGGGATTATTGGGGTCAAGTTGATTGTGCTCTGGATACATACACGCAGATCCAGAATAGAAAATCTTGGTTTTATTTTTACCAAGTTTTTCATTCATCTGGTGTTGCATCTCAAGAACGTTGAGATTGATTGTAACTGAGTTGTGCATAATATCTGCATCGTTCTCACCAGTGAAAACAAATCCTGCACCACCCATATCAGCAGCAAACTGATAGATTTCATCAAATGATTGAATATACCGATAGGGGACTGAATTATAGAAGTTACCTCTATCGCCTTTATATTCAAGAACACGACGAACAAAATCTATATCACGAAGATCTCCTTGAACAAATTCATTTGCTTCAGTTGAAGAAAATTCAGGTCTCTTAAGGTCTACACCACGTACCCAGTATCCTTCGGAACGTAGTCTTTTAACCATATGACTTCCAATAAAACCACCAGCACCAAGAACAAGTGCTTTTTTAACGTATTGACTCATAACTCAATTTATTATTGTATGTACTATGTATTATACCAAAAAAGGAGAGTTTATGCAACTCCCCATATCCATTATTATACAGGATGGTGTTGAATTTTAGTAGTACGATATTCTTCTACAACTTCTCCAATATAATCAATCATTTCATCTGTGATTACAGGAGAACATCCAACAAAGAATACATTATCCAGAACCTTACATGCATTTGGATAATTGCTGGCAGGTTCAAGATGCTTATATGCAGGGTGCATCAGGATATTACCAGCAAAGTAATTCCGAGTTTGAATTTTATGACTTTCCAAAAACTTAACCAGTCCAGGCTTATCATATTCAAATACAATCGGCACACCAAACCAACTGGTCTCTGCATCTGGACGTTCATCAATCACACGACAGAAAGGAAGAGTTTCAAAGATTGCCTGAAGTCTTTCTTTATTGTGCCGACGCTTTTGATGAATGTCATCAACCTTTGTCAGTTGAACCTGTCCGATAGAACCCTGAAGTTCTGCTGGTTTGAGATTATAACCAATCTGACCAAAGACATACTTATGATCTACAATCTTATCATATCCTTCCAACCACTTATCAAACCTCTTACCACAAACCCCACATTCAAGAAGGTTCTGAGTTCCTACACAATAGCAATCACGACCCCACCAAGCAAAGCTGCGAGCAATATCTACAATCTCCTTAATGTTAGATGATACCATACCACCTTCAATCGTGGCAATATGGTGTGCTGGATAGAAAGAACAGGATGCAGCAACGGCGTGTTCTGTTATGTATTCTCCTTTCCATTTAGATCCAAGACTGTCACAATTATCAGCAATAAGTTTGATATTGTAGCGATGACAAATATCAAGGACAGTATCGTAATCATAAGGATTTCCGAGAACTGGTGAAGAGAATATGCCACGGGTTTTAGAGGTAATTTTTTCTTTAATCTGATTTAAATTCCAATTCAAATCATTATAGTCAATATCAACAAATACTGGTTTCAGTTTGTTCTGAATAATAGGATTGATGGTTGTAGGAAATCCACAGACACATACAATAATTTCATCTCCATCTTCCCAACCAAAGTACTGTTTAAGAGCAGCAATCATTACAAGATTAGCAGAACTTCCAGAATTCACCATTACCGAATGTTCAAAACCAAATTTCTTGGAGAACTGGCGCTCAAACTTATTTACCTCATCCCCTGCAGGTAACCATTTACCAGTCAGAAGAGTTGTGATTGCCGCAGTTACTTCTTTCTCATCCCAATAGGGTCCAGAATAATATACATTATTTCCAGGTTTCCAATTTCCATTTGCTAGATATGGAAATAAATTTTCACCATCATCTTGCAGAGAAGTGATAAAATTAGATACTTTATTAGTTACAGACATAGATCTTTAATGATAAATTCCAGAGAAAGTTTTTGTTCAAATCCAAGTGATTTTAATTTTTTAGTGTTCATCCAGAAGTTTTTTGTCTGAACATTATTATGAAATTTTGGTGGATCAATATAATTAATTTTAGATTTTGAGTTAAGATAGTTTTTAGCTAAGTTAATAACTTCACCAATTGTAGTAGGTTTTCCAGATCCAATATTATAGATTTGATTATACTCGCCGTTATCACAAATTAATTTAATTGCGGCACACACATCTTGGACATGCATTACATCTCTACAATTAGAACCCTTATCGTAAAGATGGATATCATGATCAAGTTTAAGTTCATCAATCATCCAAGTAATTGCATTTTTTTTCTTAGATGCCTTTTGATCCCCTGCACCTAAAACATTACACAATCTCATAATACGATACTTAACCCCATAGGTATTGCAGAAAGAAATTAAAAGATCTTCGGCACATTTTTTAGTAATAGAATAAAATCCTGTTGGATTGCAGATACTATCTTCAGTAGCAGGAAGATATGGAGTTTTTCCATAAACAAACCAAGAACTAATAAAATTGAATACAATATCTTCAGATCTACAATAATCTAAAACTTCGCACAAAATTTTAAGATTGGTATCAACATCTAATGTGATGTTATCATGAACATTATAGTTATCAACTGTAGAAATAAAATATAAAATTTTATTTGTTTTTGGAGTTCTTTCATCTCTTTGGATCTCAATATAGTCACCATAGATTTTTTTAAAATTACTTCCAATAAATCCACTAGCACCATATAATGAAATCATTGATTTAGTATTCATATCTCTAATTGTCATGATTGATTATTTTTAGTAGAATATTTTTCTAGAATTTCGGGAGAATATTGTATAATGTCTTTAATATCCTTTTCTTCTCTCTTTGCCTTCTCAAGTCCATAAACCCTATTTCTAAGTTCTGTAGTGGAATATTGGTGCCTTCTCAAGTGATAGTAAATTTCTATATCATTATCAATACAATATTGTTTTCCAGTAAAATCAATATTCTTATATTCTTCACTCAAAAATCTAATATGAAAAGTTTGCGTCTTAATTAGATTAAGGAGATCTGCCTCTGTATCATATACAAGTATCTCATCAACATACTTACATCCCTCCACTTGAGCATATCTCTCATAAATGGATTGCACTGGTTTATTTTTAATTCCTGGACGGTCAACAGTTGGATCAACTTGAATTGCAACTTTTAAATAATCGCACATTTCCTTCTCCATTTTGAGCATTGTAACATGCCCAGCGTGGAATAAATCAAATGAACTACAATTAAAACCTATTTTCATATTAACTATCCATAATATACGGTGAGATACACTGTTGCTGCTCTGCAAAGTTTATAGCTTCATCTTTTTCTAAACAAAGAACTATAGCTTCTCCATCTGGAGTATTAAGTATAAACTTTTTACCTTCTTCAATTTCTGCCATAACTGTCTCAAAATTGTTTTCAAGGTATTGCAAATTTATTTCAATCATAATATGTTTCAAAAACTTTAACTTTTTCTCTTATTTTGGTCCCGTAAAGAGTAATTTCTAAGTCAGCGTGAGTAATTTCAATATTAGCATTATATAATGCTTCTTTAAGAGCATCCCTGACACTCAATTTAATTTTATACAATTGGTGTTCTTGCCTAATCTTTTCATAGGCATCAAAGTATGGAGTATTAGTAGGCATAAAAGATTAGTATTTTGATTATTATATCAACTCTAATTCTATTATGTCAACAACAACTTTACTTAGTTTTAAAGAAGTTTTCCATCGGGTCTTTTCCAGTAGTCATAATAGCACAAGCTCTTTTATAAAAATTGTTATTGGTATTTCCCGATGCTTCCATTACTTCTTTAATTTTTTTCCAATTGTCGTAGGTATGTTTATCCATTTTAATTGAGAAAGGTTTACTCACCTTCCTAAATTAGAGTTTTACTACTTAACTTCAAACTCTAATTTTCGGACTTTACGATTGCGTCTTGCTTCTTGAAATGCGAGGTCTTCTTTTGTAAGTCCTAAAGATGCTTGTTCATCTTTTTTTGAAATCAATCCAGAAATAATTTGAACTTGAGATAGGTCTCTTGCTGAAATTTTATCATTTACAATCATAGTAAAGTTAGGACATCCACAAGATTTAGGTTTTGTTGGATGTCCCTCTATATTTGTATTACAAGTTTTACATCTAATGTTAATCATTATTATATCCTACTAATAGAATATATATTCTACTAATTTTTTATTTTAACTCAAAAAATTCCTGGAAGAATCTGACCCGTGGTGAGATAAGTTCCAACTGCGATTACAAATCCAAGCATTGCGAGACGACCATTTAAAATCTCTCCCTCAGGGGTAAATCCGAATTTCATTTTAGTTCTCCTTAATAAGTTTCTGAAAGTTGATTGATTGAATGTGCCAACAATACAAAGAAGGCAACACTGATTGTTGTAAAAATAACTTCGGACATCAGAAGACACCAAAGAATAGTTTACCAGTGGCGACGTAAGAAACGATGCCTGCGATAAACCCTAACATAGCCCAACGACTATTAGCAAGTTCTGCCCTTTCGTTATGAGTCATCATACCATATTTGATAGCATCTTCATCAGAGATGTACATCTTAGGTTCACGCGCAAACATATTTTGTTGCCCGCGATCATTAGTCGTTACAGTCATTTTTTTGTTACGAAACATTACAAAAGTATATAGTAAAAAAGGGGGTTTGTCAACCCCCCAAATCAGTTATTAGAACTTTAAGGTTGTCTTCACCAAACCACCAGTAGAGTCGGCACTAGTGCCACTACCGTTAATCCAGAAGAAGGCAGGAGTTACAGAAATATTATCAGTAACTTGGAACTTATAGAACATTTCATAAGCAGTGGTGCCTTGAGCAGTACCACCAACTTGAGTATCACCATAAGCCATACCAAAAGCATTACCCTTCACGAAAGCATCTTGCCATTGAAGAGCAACCTGCCAAGTAGTAGCACTATTACCACCATTGTAATAGGTACTACCAACACCACCACTGATTGAAGGAACGATGCCAGTCTTCGTAGGTTGCCAGTAAGCACTGAAACCTAGGTTGTTGGAACCATTCACAGCATAACTAGCATTCAAATCATTGAGAGCAATGTTGTTTGCTGCACTGATGTAGTTGTATGCAAATGCTGCACCCCAGTTTTTCTTAGCATATCCAACTTGAACAGTTGTAGTACTAGAGGAACCAAAACCAGAACCATCAGTGATAGAAGCAGTACCAGCAGCATATGACTGTCCCGAGTTGCCAGATGTCAGTTGATTGGAGATGTAGTTAGCACTGAGATTGAATCCATTTTTCTTATAAGAAATGCCAGCACCGGCACCCAAGTTAAAACTATAAGCACCAGGAGCACCAGCATATTGAAAACGATCCAAAATAGTGTCAGCACCATAAGCAGAAGGCCACATAGCAAGCATATCATCCTGACGGACTTTAGCACCTACTGTAGCAGTGAAGTTCTTACCAACAGGGAATTGATAGAACAGGCGATTTAAAGCTACGCCATCTTGACCAACATTGCTTGGTTGAGAAGCAACTTCAAGTGCTGTGTTACCTCTTTGACCAAAAGTGCTGTTCTGGAAGTTATTAGCTCTCAAAGTGGTACGGAGCAAGTCCTTACCAGTGAAGCTAGTATCCAAGTTCAGTTTCAAGTCATAGTTGAATGCAATGTGGTCAGAAGCAGCAGTTGAAGTTGCTGTTTTTCCATTACTAGCGCCACCAACAACAAAGGTTGCAACACCTTTCAGTTTGGTTGTAGTGGAGAACTGGTTTGCTTCCAGTATACCAACACGAGCATTCAGGTTGTCAACACGACCTTTGAGAACTGCAAGTTCTCCTTTGAACTCATTAAGAAGTTTTCTAAGTTCATCTGTGGTTTCAGTGACACGATCAAGACAGGCATTCAGAAGTGCCGCTGCCTCAAAACGAGTCATTGCTTTCCCACCTGCAAAAGTACCATTAGGGTATCCTGCAACGCAACCATAACGTTCTACAAGGTTGCTGAGTGCCTGATATGCCCAATCAGTAGGCTTTACATCAGAGAATTGTGTAACACTTGTGACCTGTTCTGCCGAAGCATATTGGTTGACTGCTGAAAGATTGATGCCTGCTGCATTTACAGCAGCAGGAGCAATCATTCCAAGAGCAACAGGTGCAAGCATCAGTTGTTTGATTTTCATAGAAATTTGTTTTTTGTACTAAACGACATTTTAATTTTTATTACTAGTAGGGTGATAATTTCACTCTACCATACTTTACACTTTGGACGAAACTAATTTAGATGCATAGTCATATGCAAAATCAGTTCTTGATCCATGATGTCCCCAACGGATCCATCTACTTGCAAGACGCATATAATGGTGAATAGATCCACCAGGAGTTTTCATATAAGGTTCAATCATCTTCCAATCACCTTCGTGCAACATATAGTCAAGTTGTGCATCTAGTGAAGAAGGACTTTCACCTATACGAGCAGCGTGTCTTCCTAGTCCATTATAACGAAGAGTATCGGACCACTGGATTAGACCAAAACCACCACTTCTACAAGCGTAATAAGACACTCTAACTCCACCTTCACATACATTAGGAGTGAAGGTAGATTCTTGGCGAATATTGCCCATAATGGTTGCTAGGGCGTTTTTGTCAGTAATTCCACGTTTCTGGAGGAAATCCAGAGTTTGAGTTTCATTAATATTGCATCCTTTACAAATTAATCGTTTGACTTTAGGTGCCTCGGGAACAACCTCTTTGGTCTCTGTCTTATGAGTAGGACCTTCAGGTACAATTGCAAATGGCGCTTGAACTGAAGTTGTTGCTCTACTCGGTGTTGGCAGGGTTGCCGCTGATGTTGCAACCGCACATAAAAGAGCTACGGTTACATTTGTTAAGTTTTTAAGCATTTGGTTAAATTGAATTCGGCATCCGTGCTTAGTGAAGTGGCATTCCTTTTTCCCAAAAGGCATCACTCACGGCTCTCGTTTCACATTTGATTACCTTTTTTGAGGTAATTTTCATTATGAAATAGTATTTAGAAATATGTCAAGTTGCAAATAATTGTTTGACTGTAATAATTTTATGGTTTTCTTTTTTAATAAACCACTCTTTTATTTCATCGTAAAGAGCACCTGCATCCTCAACTCGTCCATCCTGACACAGTTTATCAATCCTGTCAAGGTGATAAGATTTTATATCTTTGCATAGATTTTTAATAGTTTGGGACTTATTCATTTATAAGATTTTATAATATGAATAGTATACCATATAGGCAATCCTTCTGTCAAACCTCAATATTTTTATAATTAAAGTAGTCTTTTCTAAAATACCGACTTAGAATATTACTGTTAAAATAAACTGGAGTTCCATCTTCAAGACTTTCCGTAAGCACATTATTTAAAAATAACTGCTTCGTCTCTTCGTAGTTTGTTTTACCTAAAGTCTTATGTAAAGATAATATAGTTCTTTTAAACTTATCTTTTCCTAGTTTCTTTATCTCTTCTTTTAACTCAGGACAAGACCCATAATA